GAACTTTTATTTAATGTAGGATTTAAAAGATTAAATGAAATAGACCTTTATGAAGAAGAAACAAAAATCTATCATAAAGGTCTTAAATTTTATTATTTAGAAGAAAGGGAGAGTGATATAAATGGCTAGACAAGTAGGTCTTAAAGATATTCATATTGCTATACTAAAAACAGATGATGCCAAAGGAACAACTTATGACACACCAATAAAACTTGAAAGAGCAATAAGTGCAAAGCTTTCGCCAAAGTCAAATTCGGATAATATTTACTCTGATGATGCAGTGGAAGATATTATCACTGCATTTGAAGGAATAGATGTTGAAATAGAAGTAAACCAATTATCACTTACAAGTAGAGCAGAGCTTCAAGGTTCAAAAGTTATAAAAGGGGTACTTGTAGAAAATAAAGATGATATACCACCAACAATAGCATTAGGATTTAAATCAAAGAAGAATAGTGGGAAGTATAGATTTGTGTGGCTGCTAAAAGGTAAGTTTGAACTTGGTACAGACGAATATGACACTGAAGCAGAAAAACCAAAGGCTCAAAGTGCAAAGCTAAAGGGTAAATTTTATTCAAGAGATTTTGATGGTAACTACAGATTTATCTGTGATGAAGATAATGAAGGTGTAGATGAAGCAATTATTAGCTCATGGTTTACTGCTGTGCCTAGTGAGCCTACGACTGAGATTTAATATGGGACATACAGTTGAAGTTTGGAATAAGTTGTGATAATATTCAAAATAAATATTAGTAATTTTAATTAGGGGGATGTAAAGTGAGTATAATTGACAAAATAAGTATTTGCTTAGAAGAAGAAAAAATACTTCCAATTAATTTTGAAAATTGGAATTCATTTAAGTTAAATCATTGTTTACCTGAGAATTTTCAAATGAAGAAAGCACAGTATAGTTATATTAAAGAACAAGTAGGGGACAAATCAGGGATATATGTTTATAAAAAAGATGATGAGTATCTTTATATTGGAAAAGCGAAACCTTTATTTAAAAGGATAAAGGACCACTATATAGAATCATTTAAGCCAATACCAGAGGGAACTGAGCCTAAAAATTCTAGATGGGATAGGTTTTTTTCTGAGCATAGTGGTGAGATAGAGATTTATTGGAAGGAATTTGAGACAGAAGAAGAAAGACAGCTTATAGAGATTATATTGACTAAATTATTGAATCCTAAATTTATAAATTTTAGATAAGTATCAGAATAGCAAGAGAGAACTTAATTATAAAAATAATATAAAATTGTATATGATTAATTAATGTTACAGTTACTAAGGTCGATTTGTGTAGATATGAAATTATAAACAAAAATGTTTTTTATGGTATAATAATGTTTATAATCATGTATTATGTAGAATGGGGTGAAGGATAAATGAAACAAGAAATAAAATTTGAAGAAAATGAGTATTCAAAGGAGTATTCGGAAAACTCATTATTTGAAAAAATAATAAAGAGCGCTCAAAAAGCTGGAATTAACGTTATTTATGCTGGTCTATTGTTATTTTATACTTTACAAAAACCGTTGACACCAGGGTGGGCTAAGACAACGATAATTGGTGCATTGGGTTATTTTATTTCTCCAATTGATGCAATTGTAGATATAACACCAGTTGTAGGATTTGCAGATGATTTAGGAGCATTAGCATTAGCTTTAACAGCAGTAGCTATGTTCATTGATGACGATGTGAAGAAGC